ACCTAATGAATCATCCCATTCAACTTCTTCTGAATAATCATTGATTAATTGACCAATTTGTTCTTCAGCTCTTTGTCTTGATAAACCTTTAATAGGAATAGTAAACTTTTGATAAACTGTAGCATTGATAATGTTAAACATTACTCTTGTTTGCTCAAGAATCTTTAATTGGTTATAAGGTTTAATTAAACCTTCTACATAAGATGTTTCTGAATAATCATTTTGAGATGAATAAGAAATATAAACTAACTGAGAGTCTAAGAAGATTCTTCTCAATTGAGGATCTTCAGGAAACTGAATCCATAAATGACCAATGGATGGTTCAAATGCTGGAACTAAAGTATCTGGTCTTAATCTGTTAAAACCAATAATATTCTTTTTCTTATCATCATAGATAATTTCTAATGCTAAATAACCATCAATTAAAAAGTCTTTCATCATATTCCAGGCAGTAATACTATCTGAGAATCCAAACTTATTATAAATCTTTTCAAAATATTCTTGATACTTATCTTTAATCTCTTGTGAATAATCATTTGATAAAGGCTTAGGAGAACAGAAATCTCTTTCATCATTATAAACAATACTTTCATCAGCTAATGAACTAATAAAGTCTCTAATTTCATCTTTAATTGAATATTCTCTTAAAATTCTTCTTTTATCACCATAAGCTTTATCTAAGTAAGGAATTGATTTTCTATTTAAGACAGAAGCTACGGCTCTTTGAGAGAAGAAGTCATACATTGAGTTACCTCTAGCCGCATATGGATCTTCGTTAATACCAATACCCACTTGATTTCTAACAATCATATCATCATAGTTCATACCATATGATGATAAACCTCTTAAAATTCTATTAAAAAGTCCTTTATTCTCAACAGCACTGTTGGTGTAGGCGAAATTTGTTTGACCTGAACCTGCGGTAAATTGATTATATGATGCCATTTATTAATAAGTATTTCGTTTATATATTAAAAATCTAAAGTCCCTCCAAAAAGAGTAAAACCTACTGGTGTCAGTAGGTTTTTTATAGATTATAAATAATAAGTTCTTTGTATTAATTTAAGATCTCCAGAATTTAAGTTATACTCTTTTAAGTATCCAACAAAATCTGGTTGAAAAAGACAAAGTTGTTCAATAAGTTGATTAAACTTAATTGTAGATTTTCTATTCATAAATTTATTACCTTCTTGCCAACTAATTTCACCTTCAGGTGTAGCCTTGGACATCACACTATGTGTATAACCACCATTAGATTCGAACATAACTTGAAGAGTCCAAGCTGTTCCTGATTTAAATATTCTAGCGGTATGAAATTTTGCCATTGGAAATTCTTTAACATTACCAACTAAAATATCAAACTCCATATTTTTGATAAGCATCATAGCCATATTTTTAGCATGTGATTTAACTTCTTCTGCTTTCTTAACTTGACCATATCCAGCCATTTTATCAGCAGCACTCATATATGTAGAATAATCAAGTTCTTCAAATTTTCTTAAATGTCTCATTTAAAATTGTAATTTTTATAGAGTATATATTATTATCTATTACCATATTTTCGCAAATTGGTCTGAATTCTTTTAATATGGTCTTTCAACAAAACATACTTTTCATTAATCTCACCTCTAGTGTCATAGAAGTCATCTATTGTTGAATTCATAATCTCTTGATTTCTTTTATCTTTATCCTTTAACTTAGCTTGCCATATACTAAATAATTTACCTGGATCGTATTTATTTTTAGGATGACCAGCAATTAAAAATCTTGGAACAGAATTCATTTCTATTCTATGTACCATTTTAATTTGTAAAGCATTATATTCGACTAAAGCATATTCAAATCCATATTTAATTAACTCAGCATACATACCCTCATAACTAACCGCTAATGGCTGATCTTTTTCAAAATCTTCTTCCTTCATAAAATTATCAAATAAAAAAGCTCTGACTTCTAATGGTATAAAGTTAAAATTCACACCAAATATAATTATTTGATTGCTTATCTTTTTATAGTTAGTAACAAAAATTGGAGACCACTTCATCCAATTGGAATCATCTAAATAATGAAAATGATAAAAATTACCAGGTAATATATCACTAACACTAATAGACTTTACACTTTTATCAGATTTTTGATACTTTTCATAAAAATAAAGTGAATTGTTTTTGAAGTTATCAGCTAACCCATCACCATCAACTAACATTCTCAATCCTATTCTATCTACTAATTCTCCCATGGAAATCTGTTTTCTTTTATATATAAAATAAACTAATCCAAGGTATGTTAAATTCAAAACCAAATAATGCTAACTACAATCAAGGTAACTATATACCAAAGTATAAAGACAAAGTAATTAAATTGAATACACAAGGGGGCGTATATTATAGAAGTTCTTGGGAGAAGAAGATAATGACTTGGTTAGATAATAACAAAACTATCACTAAATGGGGTGCTGAGTGTATGAGAATACCTTATCAAATGACTCACTTTGATAATGGTGATACTAAAGTAAAAGAACATTGTTATTATCCTGACTTCTATTATGAGATGAGAAACTCTGAAGGAGTACTTAAACAAGTCGTTGTAGAGGTTAAACCATTCAAAGAGTATAAGATGGTTCAAGACTTAAATGAAGGCAACCTAGTCGTTCCTGAGAATGGAATGAAGAAGTTGAAAAATTTTGAGTATGATCTTAAAATGGCTTACAAGAATAAGAACAAATGGGAGACTATGATTAACTGGTGTAATATGAAAGGTTATGAATTTATCATCATAACTGAACAACATCTAAAGAAATTTAACCTTTAATCTTATAAATAAGTATAATTAATATAAAAATTATAGAAATACTTGGTAAAATATTATCCCATATAATATAAAGTTTTCTACTTATATGGTAGAATGGAAATCTAAGTAAATGTAAAAGTGTTAAAAATATAAACAAACTTGATTGAGATGACCAAATACCAATAATCATCCAAACCCAAAACATTAGTCTGAAGACATAATGTAAGATATCAAATCTACTAAAAGACTTAACATCTAAAGACTTAATACTAATATCTAATCTAGTTTTATTAAAGACATAATAAACCTCGTTAAAAGCAAATAAAATAGATATTAGGTAAAATAAAATAATCATCATATAGTATCGGTGTTAAATATTATTTCTTCAAATTTTAATAAATTTTGAAAAGCTGATTCATTAATTTTAACAGACTTATCTTCAATAATCATATTAAATATTTTATCTTCTACAAAAACTTCTACCCATTCTCCAACAATTCTATCATATTCATTAGGAATAATTGAATTATCTCGACTTCCATAGATAGAAGATACATAGATATCTCTTTCTTTAACATTTAAATGTAATGAACACCCATCACTAAGAAATCCCTCTTTGGTATTAGATTCTTCCCAAAGTTGTAATATTACTTTATTCATTTTTAAATTTTTGTATTTATTTTAGTGATCTAATTAAACAAAGTTTAGTAAAAAACATAAAATAAAAAAAAACAAATCATTTATGAGTAATATCAAACTAGAGTACATTTGGCTTGATGGTTCAAACCCTCAACAACTTAGAAGTAAAACTAAAATCGCTTCAGAAATTAATTCAATGAATCCTTCCGCCTATTCAATATGGTCATTTGACGGAAGTTCAACGTTACAAGCACAATCAGGTAAAGGTAAAAACACAGACTGTTTATTAAAACCCGTATTTGTAACATACGATCCATTTAGAAAAGGATTAAACAAATTAGTTTTCTGTGAAGTTCTTAACCCAGACGGAACACAACACGAAACAAACAACAGAAGAACATTAGCTGAAAAAGTTAATGAATTGGGTATCAATTCAGGTGATAAATTAGAACTTCCTTGGTTTGGCTGGGAACAAGAATACACTCTTACACACAAACCAATGATTCCATTTGGCATTGGTGAAGGTATTCCATTAGGATTTACTTTGGATCCAAATTCAACACCAAGACCTCAAGGTGACTACTACTGTGGTATCGGATCTGATAATGTAGTTGGTAGAGACATTGTTGAAGAACATATGAATATGTGTATGGAAATTGGTTTAGATATTTCCGGTATTAATGCTGAAGTTCTTTTAGGACAATGGGAATATCAAATTGGACCAGTTACTGCTTTAGAAGGTTCTGACCAATTATGGGTTTCTCGTTATTTGTTACAAAGAGTTGCTGAAAAATATAATGTTAAAGTTTCTTTACATCCTAAACCACTAAAAGGCGACTGGAACGGAACAGGTTGTCATGTTAACTTCTCTACTAAAGAAATGAGAGAAGAAGGCGGATTAGACATCATTAAAGAAACTATGTCTAAATTAGAAAAGTATCAAAGAGAACACATTGCGGTTTACGGATTACATAACGACCAAAGATTAACTGGTGCTCACGAAACATCAAGTATCAATGATTTCAGTTACGGCTTCTCTACAAGAGACACATCTATCAGAATTCCAGCACAAGCAATTGTTGAAGGAAAAGGCTACTTTGAAGATAGAAGACCAGCTTCTAACTGTGATCCTTACCAAGTATCACTTAGAATGTTACAAACAGTTTATTCTGAATTTGAGGTTTCAACAGAAGCATAACATAAATGATTATAAAGTAAAAATCCACTCAATTGAGTGGATTTTTTATTTTAAAGATGTTTTGAATTTTTTCCTTTCGTCTTTTCTGTCTTGAAGGAAATATAGTTATAGGTATGCTACTAGTACTAAATGCTGGTGTCATAACTATATCAAATGTTTTTAGATTAAAGTGAGTGGAGTCCTTGTCCATCGTTTGAACCTTCAATTGAAATTAATTTGATTAAGTGTTCGTTATCGCCTTTTTTCTTGTAAAGTTCATTATAACCTTTGGCAATTCCTCTTTTGAAGACCTCTGTAAAGTATGCGAAGGCATTAACAGATTTATCTTCATTAAAATTATACCAGTTTTGGAACATATCTAATAGTCCTGATTGGTAACAGTCTAATTTATCATCATTAGACCAATATCTCATTTTTTTGATTGTTTTTTTGGCAAGTAGTTCTAACATTTTCTCTGCGTTTCTAGTTAGTTTGCCTTGTGCTTTTGATACTATTACTTCAATGTATAAGTCTTTGTTGTTTAGGTACATTCATTGATACTTATTTTTTAAGGCTCTAACTTTAGAGACCTTTCATGTTATACGTTTATGTAACATGTAAGTTTATTTTAAAATAAAAAATCCTCAAATTTCTTTGAGGATTTTTATTAATATTTAATATTAAAGTTTAATTCTTTCGTTATATTGAAGTTCTTTAGTAGCTTGTAATTCAGTATCTAAGTTGTCTTTTCTTTTCTCTAAGTTTTTAAGAGCTGTAGTTAAAACTTCTGATTCACCAATCATTTGGATAGAACCTTTAACTTTAGAGATATTGAAATTAACATCTTCTAATTTCAAAGTGATTTCTCTTTCTTTATCTTCAAGTTTTCTTTTAACGATTAATTCTTTATCTAATTTATTTTCAAAGAAATAAGTTAAATCATAGTTTAATTCGTTTCTTACTTCGTTTACTAATTCTAAAGCAGATTCGTATTTGAAGAATGAGTTACCATATCTTTCATCACATCTGTAAACAAAAGTATTGTTTTTGTAATTGAAAGCAAATAATTCTAAATAAGGGTTGATTAAGTTGTTAACTTTTTTAACAACATCTAACTCTACAAATTTATCTAAGTTTTTAGAAACTTCAACTAAAATAGGATAGAAATTTTTGTTTACGATTGGAATAATTGGAGAAGAGAATAAAGATTCTAATGTAGTTTCTTCATTTAATTCATCATCGTTGATATAAAGACCAGATTTTTTACCAACAGCTAAACCAATTGTTAAGTATTCAGAAATTCTAAAGTTAACTCTATCTTCAGAAACTTGAGCATACTTCATTGCTGTTTCTAACATTCTTAAAGATTTTAAAGATTCTTCATCTTTAACGTGATTTTCTAATAATGTTTTTTCAATTGTATTTTCAGATAATAAGAACCATGAATCTTTAACTAAAGCAACGTGACCATCTTCTACTTGCTCAACAATAGTGAATGTAGACTCACCTTTACCACCACTTAAAAGATTTGATCTTTTTTCAGGTGATTTTGTTAAATTATGAACAAATAACTTAACTTCTGGAACCCAGTCATAAACAGCCAATTCATTAAGAATTTTTGACATTCTATCTTGGTCAGTTTCTAAATTAATAGTTTGAAGAACAACATTCAAAGGTTGTCTGTAAAGTTCTCCTTGATTCTTAGAGTTAAGAACATTATATAAATTTTTTAATTCATATAATAATTCATAATTTTTCATATCATCATTAAGATTCTCTAAAAGAGATTTAACGCTCTTATCATAAGTGTATGGTTTAAGTCTATCGTTAAGAGAAACTATGATTTGCTTTTCAGATAACTGATTACAAGCATTCATATGTCCCTCAACTATCACAGAAACTTCCTCCTGGTCAAGAGTAAGGTCCTTTTTGAAGTTAAATAACTCAAGTTTAAGATTCTTCATATTTTAAAATATTTTTTTTTATATACTCTATATATTATAGATAAAAAGTCATTTTTTACCATTTTTAAATTTATTTATTATTAAGGGTTTGATGCGTCTGCGGGTCCTTGAGAACCATTCGGATTTATTATATTTCCTGATGCTTTTTCTCTTGCTTTTAATATATTATTAAACCATCTTGTTCTCTTAGGAGAAACAATCAAGTAATCAGAGTTAGTAAATGATCCATATCCATCACTAGGAGAAGATGCTGATGATTGTGTATTATAGAAACTAGTAGTTGCGCCATAAGGAGGAACATCTCTAACGCCTAATCCACCACCAGAGCTAGTGTCGGTTCTAGATCCACCAGGACCAGGACCACCAGGTCTGTTATTAGCACCACCAGGTCCACCTGGCATACCAGGTTGTTGAAAATAATCAGAAACCCCGCCATTAAGAGCAAATCCGTTCAAATCACTCATACCTGAACCATATGATTGTGGATAACCAGTACTATTAATTCTATCACTTCTAAATGCGGGATAGTAAGTTTCGACTGTAAAAGAAACTTTCATCTTGATATTATTATCAGATGTTAAATTCTTTTCTCTAGACATTTCAATTTGATTTGAATCAGGCATTAAAATAACAGCATCAATATTCATAAAGTTATACTCAAAGTACATAAACTTATATAACCAAAGAGTATCCATAATAGCCTGAGAACATTTGAATGTGTCTATCTCAGAACTTAATAATATTTCTAAATCATAATTTACTGTAATAGGAACCGCTCTAACTTTAGCGATTACTTTTCTAATTTCTACTTCATTCTCAACAACCATTCTTAACCAAACATTAGGGTTGGCAAATTCATCAGATTTAATGTTGAAACCAGTCATAGTTAAATGACCTCTTGGTATCATATCCGTATTTAATTCAACAAATCTGTTTTCAGAAACTATATCATCAGAAAATGAATCTAAAAGAAATCTTTCATCCCCTGTCAAAGAGTAATAAAAAGGAACTTGAACATAAACATCACCACTAGTGAATCTGTTAATCCACTTGACTTGTCCTTCTAACGTATCTAAAACACAAACTGTTAAATCTCTAAAAAATACGTCTTCAAAATTAAATCTTTCTCCTATCATATCGGTATATATTAAATATAAACTTTCTCTTCA